CCAATGGCCGCCTGCCCCATCTGCCCGGGGATCGGCTGCGTCGCTGGGAGGTACTCCTTCTCCATCGACACCATGATTTCGCCCACGCCAGTGCCGTAAATCTCCGCCATCAGCTCGATTTGTTCCATCGATTTGCGGAGTTTGTCCTTCTTGAAGTCCTCCATCAACTGATTCTTGATCATCTCGACGTCCATCGGGTTACCATTAACGTCTTGGATGTCGTCTTTGATGTCGAAGAACTCGCCGGAGCCGAAAATCGCCTCCATAATCTCGGCGTTTCGTGTCTCTACGGCCTGCTGTGTCGCAGGGGTGACGATGCGACTGCGTTCAGAGTCGCGTGTCTTGTCTTGAATGGCCCATTGGCCACGGAAGATACGCTCGTATTCTTCCCAATCCGGCAAAAAGTTAGTATCGCGGTAGACGCGCCAGCGGTCGCAGTGGTCGGTGACAAACGCCACTAGTTCTTTATCAGCCTCGTCGGGCTGATCAAAGTCGTTTTGGTCCATCTTACACTCCAGCGATCACGTCGATTGGTTCCCAATCATCGTCCGCGTCGTCCTCAAAGTAAGAGGTTACGGCCAACTGATCTATGTAGGACAATGCATCGGGCAAGTCATCATGTACGCCCTGCGCAGGAAACAGCAGCAGTTGGTCGAGGAATGTTTCCCAGTCGCCGTCTTCGTTTAGCACAATGCGGCCATGCTCGAAACGACCCTGAAGTCCCCAGATTATCCGGTCGGCTTTCTTTCGGTTGCCATGCGTAAGGTCAACTATGTGCGAATATACATTATTCTTACGCATCAAGTCACTCAAATACGGCAAAACCGCGTTCTTTAGCGCCCCCCGCTCGATCCCCACCGACATCGGCCGGTAGTCGCGCATGGCCATCAAAATCTTCGCTGCCGTCTCCCGGATGTCCCACCGTCCGTGCTGAATCTCCTTGACCCACCACGTCCCGTCCTCGGTCACCTTCACGATCGCGATCGCCGACTCGTCCAAGCGCTTCTTCGAATTCGCTGCCTGTTTGGCCACCTCTTCGAACCCCGCTAGATCGACCGCCACGTAGTAGCTGCCGTACTGCGGCTCGTCGCTGTACCTGATCCACTCTTCCTTAAACACGTCCGAGCCCGCGTTGTCGAAGCTGGCCATGTATTCTTGCTTAAATGCAAACGTCGACAGCGTCTTTTTCGCCGACTCAATCTCAGTCGGGTCGATTAGCGGGTTGTCCTTGGTGGTGAAGTGCCAACTCTTCCAGTCGCTGTCGTTCTGCGTCTGCCCCAACTTGTACAGGTCATGGAACCAGTTGCGCCCCTTGGGCGTGCCGATGAATAGCCCGCGCCCCTTCTTGTCCGACAAAGACGCCCGGATGACCTGTTCCCACGCCTCCGGCTTGATGTCCGCCACCTCGTCCAGCACGGCGTAGGTCAAACTGACCCCCCGCAGCGTGTCCGGCCGGTCGGCGCCTCGGACATAGATCGTCGCGCCATTGATCAGCGTGATATCTTGATTGTTTATATGACTGCCGGCAATGACGTCCCGCCCCAGGTCCAGCAACACGTTCCAGATAATCTGCCGCGCCTGCCCGTTGGTGGGCGCGACGTACAGCACGGCTGACCCGGGCGGGCAGCGCAGCCCCTCGATCAGCAAGGTGGTCGCCGCCAGTCTGGATTTCCCACACCGGCGCCCGGCGGCCACGACTTTAAAGCGCGTCGGGTCGGAGAAGACCGTCTGCTGCCACGGCAAGAGTTGAAAGTTAAGGTCAGCCATCGGTCGGGCTCTCCATCTCCAGCGTCAGCGGCTCGATGGCGCTGGGTGCGCCGATCTGGAGCGGCGTGCCGTCCAGCCCTGTGATATTGATCGTGACTGCGCTGCGCTGGCCGTTGCTCTTCTCAAACATACTGACCGGCAAGGTGCGGTCGACGCACATCTTCAACGCCGCCATCTGGCCTGGGTGGCCATCTTCCAGTGCAATGTCGATGATCTTCTGGACAACCGCCTTGCCGCGCCCCTCGATCATCATCCGGCGCAGCTCCTTGATCTTCTGACTCTCAGTCATCGGTAGCTTGCGCGGTGCTTTGTATTCCGTCGCCATCGCTTTTTCTCCAGTTGGAAAGCTGATTTGGATTTTACCGCCAAGTGTTGCGGTGTGGTGCGTTTGCCATTTTGCTTTTTTTTGTGGGTTGGAGGTACCCGCGAATCTAATAAGGTAGTGGACCCCCTCCCCCCCCTATCAAGTTAGTGAGTACTTACTATCACTAAAAGCTAACGGCCGCCTAGTGTCGGCCAAGTTAGTGAGCGCTTACTTATGTGGAATACCGCAGAAATACCACGCGGCGCCAGACTGTCGGCCGATAGCGGTCGGCTATTAACGAGGGGCCGCGCGCATTTTACATAATGCTGCTTATGTGGACATGATGCGCGGGCGATTAACGCAGGCTATTGGGGATAGTGGCACGCTATTACCTGGCCAGGGTTGATAGCATTTTATTTTTTTTCCGCCAGCGCGAAAGTAGGCGGGACCTTTCAGCAGGTACCTGTCACCCTCATTCATCAAACCTATATCTCACGATTTATTTATACGATTGATGAATGTTTCTAATTGAGCATCATTCTTGATGCCGGCATTGTACAGCCGTTGATAACATTCTACTAACACTTCCAAGCCTTCCGTGGTATTTCCAGCGCCGGCCGCTAACAGAACCGCTAATTGTTTTTCTGTTAACTTTCGCTGAAACATTTTCGGGTTTTCTATCGGTCGTTTTGGCATGGCATCAATCTACAAATTTCCTATATGTGGGTCATGTGGGTCATGTGGGTCATGCATTTTGAATCGCTGCCGCTCGACGAAAAGATTTCTTTACACGGCATTAAGCGCGGCCATAACGTGGCCTTTTATTATTTTTACATAATTTCCATAGCTTTTGAAAAAAGATGACCCACATGACCCACAAACCCCTAAAACCGTGGCGCACCAACGCTTTTCGCGTGGGTCATTTACCCCAATTCCATGACCCACACGTGACCCACACATGACCCACAACGCAAGACAATATATTGCACACGGCATAGTGTCACACTGTAACAGTGACACTGTCACAAAATGTGACACTTTCTGTTACACTTTCGACGTAAAATAATGTTTTACAGCGTGGCACACTTCGTGCAATAATTCGGGCGTAGTACAAAACAATCTTTTACACTCAAAAACAACCTGGAGCGAAAAATGACAAAATTCGAAACAATAACTTATGAAACCGGCCGCGATTATGGCGCGCCGCAAATACTGGAAATTACTTTTCCGGCCGTAACTACCGATGATTTTCAACTAGTGGCCGTGAAATTTGATGACGCGGCGCGCCGTATTTCCGGCGTTGTGGAAATTTTTGATATCGACGTCACGCCAGCAAAAATCGGCCGCGCAGTATTGGCCGAATATGACGCCGGCCGTTATCGGAGTAACTAACCATGAACGATAAGCCAACAATTCTCGAAATGCTCGGCGGCGCGCTCGGCGCGCTGATTATGTGGGCATTCTTTTACTTTTTGTTGTCGTTTTAACTTACCTGGGAGCAAATAAAAATGAAAAACCCTTTCAAAGCACAATTAAAGCGCGAGGGCCTGGAATATCGGCCGATTCTTGGCGAATCGTCCGCCAAAACCGTCAAGGGCGAAAAAATCGGCTATTTGACGGCCATTTGTTACCTGGTACCGGATGAAAAGCTTTGCCCATTTGCGCAAATGGCCGGATGTTTCGAGCCGTGCCTGAAATCGTCCGGACGCGGCGCGTTTAATAGCACGCAAAAAGCGCGCGCGGCCAAAACCGCGTTTTTTAAAGAAAATCGACGCGCGTTTATGCTCTCGCTTTGCGCCGATATTTGGTCGCACGCACGCCGAGCCGAAAAGCTCGGCTTGATACCCTTAGTGCGGCCCAATGGCACAAGCGATATCCCTTTCGAGAATATCCAAATCGACGGCCGGACAATTTTTCAGATTTTTGCGGACGTGCAATTCTATGATTACACGAAACACCCAAGCCGCAAGCTTGAGGGGAAAACCGTCGGAAATTATGATTTGACATATTCATTCAGCGCGATAACGCCGAAACCGATTTCAATCAAGGGTCTTATCAATCCGGCCAATAAGCGGACGGCCGTCGTTTTTCAGCGCCAAAGCGATATTCCGGCCGAGTTTCGCGGTTGGCCTGTCGTCGACGGCGACGACACGGACGTGCGCCATATTGAGCCCGAGCGCGTCGTCGTCGCATTGTATGCAAAAGGCAAAGCGAAGCGCGACATGGGCGGATTTGTTCAAATCAAAGGGAGGGATTATTAATATGAAAACAATCACGGCCAAATACGACGGATTCTGCGCGGTCACTGGCGCGCGCATACTGCCAGGTGACGTCATTCAGTGGAAACGCGGCCGCACGGTCCTATTACAGCGCCGTGCGACCAAAATCGATACCGTGACGCTGATCGACGAGCATGGGCCGCGCGATTACTACCGCAATGCGCGCGGTCGCTGCGAAGATGCGCCGTGCTGCGGTTGCTGCACAATTTAACCTAATGGAGTTAACACTATGCAAACTATAGTTATCGACGGTACCACGTACAAAGTGAAATTCGACCGCGACCTGATCGAATTGGCCAAGCTTGCGCGCAAACCGTACAAGCAAAAGAAACCGAAAATTGTCCGCCAATTTCCGACATGGTCGCCGAACGTGTCGACGGCCGAATATATCGAGCGGTTCGACAATCTAAACAACCTGGCGCGCGTCAAATACGACAATCTCAATTTCGGCAACACCGCGCAGTATGACCCGACAATTCCACTATGCGAGGTATTTACCGATGAATAACAGACCCGAAGCGGTTCAGGCTTTGCTCGATTATGCCGAGCATACGTTAAACCTAAGCGAATCAGATACCGCCGCCGCGTTGATAATGGCCGCCGGTATATTGGCCAACGGTAATTCCGACAATGTTTTTACGCTGATTAAAGCGGTAATTGATACGCATCAAATCATGAAAGGGTCCGACAATGAATGAAGCGAGAAAAGACGCGGCCGCCGTGGCCGGCGCTCGGCGGCCCTATGCGCGCTACCTCGAGCGCGTCGAACAATCAATTGCCGATATCAATTTGACGTGCTGGTACGATTTTGAGCCGGCCGAGCGATCGGTAGGTCTACCGGCGACCGCTTGGCTAATACACGCGCGGCCGGTAGGTTCGCCGTGCGATATCGCAGATATTCTCGACTCGCGCGTGATCAAGCGACTCGAGCGCGAAGCGGCCGAAGCGCTCGACCAAGAAAGCGAGGGCTCGCATGGTTTTGATTAAAATTTTTGCCGCGATATTGATTCTTATGAGACGATTCTAGCGTCGGTTTGCTCCCACCGGCGGCGCGCTTGACGCGCCACTTCGCCCAGCGCCAAGGCTAACCCCTAGCGCTGGGTTTTTTATTTGACCAAGCGCACGGCGCCCGGCGCCGGGGTTTGCTCGGCCAAGCGGCGCAATTCAGTGCGCGACATGTCGACCATGTCTGGCGCGCAAAATAGTTGTTTCTTGGTCTTAAAGTCGCGCGAGTGTACGCGGCCCAAATCGACCCAGCCCGACTCATTCAGCGCGTGCAAAAGCGCCATAGGCGGGATTTTGACGCCCGGCGGCGCGTTACCTAGTAGCCGGTCGCAAAGCGAAAAAAACGGCGACGCGACGACGCCGCTCGCGAATTCGCCGGTCCGGTTCGTGATCAATTCGATTAAATACGCCTCGGCCGTGCTGCGGCCGTGGTCGATCATGATCATCTTGGCTTCTGTCATCGGCGGCGCGGCGCCCGGGTTAAACGTTGAGACGTCACGGCCGTGCAAATACGCGGCGACGGCCGCAAAGCCGCCTTTCAGTCTATACCAGGCCCATAAGCGCCGCGCGTCGGTTTCCGGTAGCCGGCCGGCGTCGGACCATAAGCAAAACCATCGCCGGTCGTTAGTTGGAATCGAAATAGCGGCCCGTTCGTTTGAGAATGCCACCACCAGGACGCGGTTCGGCGCCATGTAGGGGTGCAGGCCCTTGCGATTGATCTGTAAGAATTCCGGCGGCGCTGCGATGATCGGTTTCAGACTGTTCTCGAGCGCGCGCCGGTCCCGAGCTTCGGATTGGCGCAGCTCGGCAATTTCCATCACTTCACACTCGAGCGCGTAACCCCATTGGGACGTCAGTTCTTCGTTGCGCACCAGGCTGCAATTCTGTTTTGAGTCGCCGCCGATCGCCCAGAAAAACGGCGCCATCATTGTGTCCTTGCCGCTGCCTGGTAGGCCGCCGATTAAGACGGCGTGATTGATCTTCACGCTCGGGTTTTGAATTTTGTATGCCAGGACGTTTAGCAGATGCTCGCGCTCGTCCTTAATCGGCACCATGCGCTCGACGTGTTCCAGCCACGGGGACGCGTCGCCGGGCACCGGTACCGGCCGCGCGTCGCGCCAGCGGTTGCCGAATTGCAGGCCGTCGCGGTTGACTATCACGCCGTCGCCCGCGGCGTAGGTGATGCCGGTAAACACCGGCGCGCCCTTCGCGTCTCGGTTTTCATCGAAGCAATTAGACGCCTCGATTTTGCTGCCGTTATGAATTGAGTAACAACTGATATGCCGGTACAGCGCATTGAACGCGCTACGGCGCACTTCCCGTCGGTTGACTAAATCGAAGTACGCCTCGTCCTCGATAACGTATGCGTACCGCTCATACCACGCGGCGCGCTCGGCCCGCGCGGCCTGGCGCCGGTCGACCTCTTCCACCACGTCGGACGCAACATCCGGGAAATCCTCGGTCGGCGTAAGCATGGCCAGCGCCGTGTTCATCGTGTCGACGATCAGCTCACCGCGCAGGCCGGGCTCGCGTTTCGGTCCACCGTTAGCCGCGACCCACGCCAGGAAGTCGGTCGAGCTTAAGTCGATGCAGTGCGAGTGCAGGCAGCAATACGCCCTTGAAGACGGGTTATAGCGCCCTTCTGGGTTGCCGTCGGTGTGCTGGCCATTGTTCGGGCAAACGACGCCGGCCCAGCCCTCGCCGTTGGGTTTAGATAACACCAGACCATGCTCGCCCAGCCACGCGAAGACGTCGTCGCCACCGTCGTCGGCCAGTTTGATCGGGTTGACGCCGATCGACTCGACCGGCACCGGCGTGACGTTTAACGCCGTGCAGATTTCGTCTAGCGTGTACTCGCGGTCGGGGTGAAACTCGACGAGCTGCGCGGCGAAGCTATTGCGGCCGGGTTTCAGGTTAACCGAGCCCGGCAGGCGAAAGTTGCGCACCGGGTTGCAGGCGCCGGGGTCGCTATAGCCGGCCGCTGCGATCGCTTTAATGGCCGCGGCATAGTCGGCTTTGGTCGGCTGTTCTGAGAACGCATAGCCCCACTGAAACGATCCGGGCGACGTCTCCATGATCCAAGTCGGCGCTAACGGCGGCGTCTCAGGCGCTTTGGCCGGGTCGCCCACATCATCCAGCACCATGACCAAGACGTACTCGCAATTAGCGGCGCTGGCACTAGGTTTGCCGTCCGTGAACCGATCGACAATGAATGACGCGGTGTTGCCGTACCACGCCTCGCCATCACGGCGACGGTGATCAGGATAGAACGCAGGCCAGACGGCTTTAACCGCCCCGTCGGCGTGCAGTTCGACCTGTCCGTCTTTGAGTTTCGGCTTTTGCCGAACGATTAATAGGGTTTCGCCTTCAGGCGCGAGTTTTGTGAGATACTCTAAGAACTCCAAATGCTTCTCCCGTAGTAGTTAAAGCCGCCCTGCCAGGCGGCTTTTTTATTTGCCATATCGGCTCATTACGTCCACTTCCGCATTCAGCGGTAGCCCTGCCGCCCATGCAGGCGGCGTACACATTACTTGCTTTAGGGTATTGGGTGCTTCAGGGTCTGCCGTCTCCAGAACGATCTCGTCATGCACATGCAGCACAACGTCATCGAGCTGGCGTAAAGAATGCCGTAGCAAGTCGTGCGCGATTGCCTGAGTAATGTTCTCACAGGCTAACCCCTTCCACAAGCGCGCTCTGGGCCATTCTTTGGCGTCGACCGCCGGTTTCCACGCGGCCTTGATGTAGGTGATCTCATCACCCTCGAACTTAGCAAATGGGTAACAGAGAATCCGGCCCGAGGGCAGCGCGTACCAAAGATGCTGACCGTCGTATAGGTACGTGACCCGACCGGCCGAGAACTCGCGCCCCGGGTTGCGTAGCGCCCGCGTGTAGGCGTCCTCGAGTTTGGTCCAATAGCGCACCGCCCACGCGTTAGAGCGGCGCCACGCGTCTACAATCCGGCGCGCGTCCGACTCTGCCACGAAGACGCCGTAGACGCGGCCCATCGCAGCAAACGCGCCGATCGACCCGGCAAAGCCGAGTGAGAGGACGGCGACCTTGCCGATCTGGCGCTGGTCCGCGTCGACCGTGTCTTCAGGCACGCGATAGATGCCGGCGGCCTCGCGCTTGTAGATGTCGCGGCCCTCGCGGAAGACTTGCAGCACGTCCTCGGCCTGCGGGTCGTTGGACGCCCACGCGGTGACGCGGGCCTCGACCGCCGACCAGTCGGCGACAATAAACTGTTTACCGGGTGCCGGGATTAATGCGGGCCGGAGCATTCCCTTGAGAACATCTGTAACGCGTTTTCCAAATCTTGGTACGACGCTGTGGCCACGGACCATAGCCTGCCTAACGTCATCTGGCTCTGCGGCGCACTTTCGGGTGAAGTTGTGAACCTGGGCGCCATAGCTCGACGCGCGTCCAGTAGCTGATCCTCCGGCAAAGACAAATGCACCTCGTACTCGGTGATCGTCTTCGTCAGCCAGCTCGCCAAGGCGGCTGAACTTCGCAACCGACGACGCCCAGAGATCGTCCGCGCATTGAATGACGTCCGCAACATAGGCCGGAATCTCTTTGGTGTCATCTGGATTGTCCTTTACGTATTTAAGCAGGTTGGCACGTACCGACTTATCGATACTGTACTTCTTTTCGCCGTCCTTGTAGACCTCCATCATCTTTAGCGCCTGCGGCCCGACGCGCTCCATCACCCAAGCTTTCATGCGCGGGCTGCGCACCGAATTGATCTCGCCCTTGGTGATGTCTTGCACCAGGTTCTCGATCTCTTCCAGCTCGACCGACGCGTACTTGATCGCGGCCTGGGCGAGCGGTAGATCAAGCAGCACGCCGCGGTCGTTGATGCGCTCGTTGATGTGGTAGTCGGTCAGCTCTTCGTCGGTGAGCTGGCGCATCGCCTTGCTGATCTCACGCATAGCACGAACGTCCTGTTCGCAGTACGCGATCATCTCGGCGATTAGTTCGGGCGAATCGTTAAACGATCCATCAGCGCGAGGGATGGAAAGTGCGCGGATAAGCTGTCCGCCTCGGTGGTCTTTGCGCATGTTGCTGCTGATGGCGCGTCCGACATCTTCAAGGCTGCCCGGTAGGCAGTTAGCACGCGCTTGAGCAGCGGTGCAGTAGAACTGCTCGAGTTGAAAGTTACATTGTAAGACGTACCAGAATATGAGCCGCTCGAAGGCAGCGTTGTGCGCCCGGATTTGCCCGGTGTGATTGCGCACGGATTTCGGAAATGGATCAGAGGGCCGCCACGTAACAACAGGTTCGTCGTCAAATGCGTAGGACATACAAAGTACATCGGTGCTGGCGTCTTGTGCATAGTTATAGACTCCCTTGCTAGTTAAATCGCAGCGGCTGCGCGTCTCAAAATCAACCCACAGAGTGCGCATCTCAGTAGCAATTGGTATGGCAGTTAGTTCCATAGCAGCAGGTTGTGCAGTACACACAACCATTCGGGCCGCAGTAGCTATTCGTTGTGCAGGTTGCGTAAACCAGCGGTGCGGTGATGGCTAACCAAAGTGCGAAAAGGTATTTCATTTTTATTCTCCTGTAGTTGAAAGGTGGGGTACTCGCTGCACTGCCTTTGCATTTCAGCTAACTGGTCAGCATCCGCTTTCCCCCGTAAAACTTAACCGCGACGACGACGTGCTGGTGCGGCTTCCTCGGCAGGTTCTTCTGCCTTGCCACCGTCCATGCTCATCCACTCCTGCACTTCGAACATCGGCGTGTAAATCTTGCCGTAGCTCTTGTGCGTGTAGTGGTCACGCTTCAATGTGACGACCGGTACTGGCTTCGTTTGATCGCTTTCAACTTGCTGCGCGATCGCAACGGCCAGGCCCTGCACGGCACGCTTGCCGCCGACTGACGTGACGTTGTAGCGCACCTCAAGACCGTTATCAGGTCCGCTGATGCACTTCAACGACATACCAACCTGCGTCTCCCATCCACGCTTGGCGCCTGCGGGTGCGGGCTCCATCTCTGGCAGCGGCTGCGACACCGACACCATCTTCTCGCCCAACACTTCACCGTCGCCCCATGCGATAAAACCATGCACGAACGAAAAAGGGTTGACTGCCCACAAGGTGCCGTCATCCACTTCAGTTTGGTCTGCGCCGAAGACCCAGTCGCCGCGCTTGTCCATCTTCAAGATCACGCTGCCGGCAGGGCCGACATCTTTATCAAGCTGGCGCAGAGCGACTGACAGGGAAGAAACAGGAGGGAGGTTTGCTAATTCAAAGGCCATGATAGTTTCCTTTATTGGAGTTTAGAAAGGGCCGCAGTCAACTGCTTCCCGATTTGTAACACCGCCGGCCTCGGATCAGATTCCGGTGCCAACGTACTACCCGACGATACCGTCATAACGAGATCGCTAGGTAATTCTTTGCCGTGCTTCTTCAGCACTTTTTCCATCTGCGCAGGCGACTTTAATTTCGTCTCATACGCGTCGGTGATTTGATTGTGATCAGCCCACGCTTCAACAGCGCCTTCTGATGTCCACTGTCGCGTGCCGCGCTTGGCCACCAGTTTGTAGCCTGGCACTTCTGCACCTGATTCTAGCACCTGGAAAGCGAGCGCCCGCAGGTCTTTAATCCAATCCTCGAGTACGTCGGCCTTCGCGAGATACGCGCTGAGTTGCTCTTTATCGAGGTTCACAATCTGCTGATGCACCGCGCGGTCGACTGCACCATTCATCTGCGGGCAGATCGGTTTCGCTGCGCACCAGCGACAGTGTTCGCCCGTCTTGATCGGCGCGTCGTCTTGCTGCGCGCGCTTTACTGCTTTCGCGAGGTCTTGTTCAAAAGAAAGAATCCGTGCCTTAGTAGTAGTCCAGCGCCGGATTTCTGGCGGTTGCACGATGATGAGTTCAATCTCATCCGCACCCTCGAAAACCCACTTCGCTGATTCGGTTCGCATGGCGGCGGCTGCGTAAAACATGAGTTGATCGTTTTCCACAGCATCCACAAGTACACCATCGCCAAATTTCCAATCAAGAACGATGGCGCGTGTGTCCTGACGCCCAAGTAAATCAGTACTACCAAATACGCCAGGAAGAAAGTCACCGAAGGCCACACGCGTTTCCACCATGTATTCCATTCGTTTGTCCGGATCAATGACATCGAGGGCCGCGAGAGCGGGAATAATTTTCTCATCGATCAACTCCTGCGTCAGCACTTGGTCGTTATACTGCGCGCCCAGGCACTGCGCGGGCGTCTTGTCGAACTCCAGTAATTCAGCGATCACGTTGTGAAGGAGCGTACCACGGTCAGCGTGTTCGCTTGATGGGCGCGGTGGCATCTGTTGCACCAGCTTCACCGACGCTGGGCAGTTGATGACGCGTTTGGCGGTGCTGCCGCCGACGATGTTGGAATGATTCACTGTACCCCCGTTTACTGTTTGAGCCTCGACTATGCCGCACAAAAAAATCCTTGTCAAATACTTTTTTAGCCTTTATATTTTCGGTCATGCGCGAATCTGAAATTGAAAACTATTTGATTTGGTCAGTAGAAACCTTGGGCGGCCGCGCTTGGAAGTTCAAGTCGCCCAATCAGCGTGGGGTCGCCGATCGAATCGTGTGCCTGCCGAACGGCGAGACATGGTTTATCGAATTGAAAAGACCGAAAGGTGGTCGTCTGGCGCCATTGCAGGCGATCTTTCGTGATGAAGTAGTAAGGCTGCAACAGCGCTATGCGTTGCTAACTAATAAAAAGGAGATTGACGAATGGACGCACGAATACCGCATCCGCTCTTTGATAGGTTGATCGAAGTTTACAAATTGAAAAATGACGCCGCGTTATCGAGAATGTTACAGATACCGCCGTCCAATCTTAGCCGGTACCGCAGCGGGGTATTGCCGATCGGCGCCCAAGTGATCTTAACCATCCACGACGCGACAGGTTGGTCGATCAGACGAATCAAGGAGCTGTTGCCATGATCACATTAGCCAACGAGGAAGCGCAGCAGGTGCTGGATGCGTTGCAATGCGCTACACCGCCGACGTTCAGCGCAAAGATAGTAGAGGATTGGCAGAATGCAGTCGAATTTCTCCGCGCCCGACTCGCGCAGCCTGAACCGGAGCCGGTGGCAAAGATGAGGGAATTGCTGGAAGTTCAGGGGTGTGACGGCAACTGGAACTTTGACCCGTATATGCAAGGGATGTTCAACGGCATGGAAATGATGATGTCGCTTGTTGATGGGCGTGATCCTGCATTTCGTAAAGCACCAGACAAATGGCTCTACACCGCCCCACCACAGCGCGAATGGGTTGGGCTGACTGATGAGGAGTACGAAGCAATGGCGGAAAAATATGTGACCAACTGTTACTTCGATACATTGACGTATGCCCGCGCTGTTGAAACTAAACTAAAGGAGAAGAACACATGACAATGCACACTTACCCGCTAAACGATTTGCGCGAACATGAAACTGATAAAGGTGCATTTTGCTGGTGCAGACCGGAGTACGACGAGGAATATGACTTGTACGTACATAGAAGCATGGATGGGCGCGAAGAATACGAAGAAGGAAGGAAGCCGACATGAGCGATCCAGAAATGACCACGTTTGGTATGTACCCGAACTGGGGTGTTGAATACTGCAAATCATATGCCGAGCAACTTAGAGATAAGACACGCGCAAACCGAGCAGAACATGCGGCGGATTGCATTGAGTATCTTTTAAGTTTAGTCCAGAAAGAATGGCAGGGGCTGACGGATGAGGAGATTATGTCGCTGTTGCCCGGTGCAGTCAGGCTGCCGCCGGGATGGTCTGAAACTGTTCGCGCCATCGAAGCCAAGCTGAAGGAGAAAAATGCAGCTTAGACCCTATCAAGAAGACGCGCGCGATTTCCTCTACGAACACGATCGCGCGTTGGTGTTGGCGCCTGTTGGCGCCGGCAAGACCGCGATCACGTTGACCGCGATGGAAGACTTCATCGTCGACGGTGTAGCGCAGCGTTTTCTTGTTTTAGCGCCCAAGCGCGTCTGCACCAGCGTCTGGCCGGTGGAGGGTCCGAAGTGGGCGCTGTGCTTAAACGTCGGTGTTGCGGTCGGCACGTCTAAGCAGCGGCAAGAGGTTCTCGAGGACACCAGCTACAACGTCGTCGTGATCAATTACGACAATATCCAGTGGTTGATCGGGCAAGACCTGTCGAGCTTTGATGCGATCGTGTTCGATGAGCTGACCAAGCTCAAGAACCCCTCGGGCAAGCGCTTTAAGGCATTGCAGCGGATCATCGATCAGTTCCCGGTGCGCTGGGGCCTGACCGGGTCGTTCACCAGTAACGGCCTCGAGGACGTCTTCGGTCAGTGCAAGATCGTCGACGAGAAGTTGTTAGGCCGCGCGAAGGGCGCGTTCTTGCAACAGTACTTCGTTTGCACCAATCGCGATTTCGGTGACTGGTCGCCACGCAGGGGCGCGCTGGAGTTGGTCATGCGGCGCATCAAGCCTGCGACGTATCTGCTCGAGCCTGGCGACTACAAGGACAAACTGCCGCCGTGTCACGTCGTCGAGATGCGCTGCCCGATCGACGATCGCCAGCCCTACGAGACGATGAAGCGCGACTTCGTGGTTGACTTCCCCGACGCGCAGGCGGTAGCCGCTAACGCTGCCGTGGTGACCGGCAAGTTGCAGCAGATGGCGTCTGGTTTTGTTTACGATACGACCAGACTTGCCGCGGTAATGCCAGGCAAGTTCACCGTCACCAAGAAGGCGGTCTGGTTTAGCAGTCACAAATTCGATTTGCTGCAAGAACTTCTCGAGGAGAACCAGCATGCCAATACGATCTTGGTCTATCAGTTTGAGGAGGAGCTTGCAGAGATCAAGAGGCGCTATCCGCACGTTAAGACGTTGGACGCGCCTAATGCGGTGGAAGATTGGAATAATGGGCTGGTCGAGC